TTAGATCAAGCGGCATTTCAGTAATAGACCAAGTTGCAACGCAAAGATCGGAATCAACTGGTAAATCCGAAACATCAGATGTATAAGTGATATTCTTATAACCAAGCTTATCATGATACCACTTCTGTATAGCAGTTAACTCGGGTAGATCAAAGATAATGTACTTACCTTTAAAGCCTAGCTTATGGATAATATCACACATTTCACCTAGACCAGCGCCAAGTTCTACAATAGTGTCCATATTTTCTAGTTGCTGACGTGTATATCCACAATCGATAAGATAACTCATATGAAGTAGTCTAGTATTTGTGGTATCAAAGTCATCAAATACTGATAGGTACTTTGAAAAATCATCTTTAGTGCAACCAATAATAGGTTCAACTAAAGCATTAGCATAGACTGGGTCTTTAACGGCTGCATTCATGGCTATTGCGGTATTATGTGAAAATCTGCGCCTAGTAACAAGTGGGACTTCCCAAATCGAAGCCCACATCTTAAACCTATCCTTGGGTAAAGTATCAAAATCGTGTTTGAATACTTCACGCATGGTTTCCCAGAAGTTGTCACTTTCATTATTTTTAGCATTACGCATCTTAATGCTCATAAATCCTTGAGGATCCCAATCAGGATAAATGGGAATCTGATTCCTATTTGGATTTGAATCTGTATTATAAACAAATTGACTCATGCTGTAAACTTCTCCACAATAATATTTTTTATTTTAGTTTTATCATAAACAAGAAATGGTCTTACTTTTTTTATTTTTTTCTTTACTTCACACCAGATAAAATCATTTTTGAATTTATTATTCCAATAGGTTTCACAACCTACCAAATCATAAATTATTATAAATGTTTCTATACTTAGTTTATCTGCTAGATAAAGTTTTAAAATATTTGGATGTCTACCATCTAGTACTTTAAAGTTGCTATCAAAATCTTCATCTAATACTGATAATTCATTTTCAACTGATCTACTTATTGATTGAAGTTTTCCAAGCCATTGATTATATTGTTCGGACGCTTCATCACCAGTAAGATTCTTAACCCAAATATCATCAGATTTTAAAAAGTTAGCAAGCATTAATCCATGAGGATCTCTATGTCTTGAAATCTTTTCAAAAAAGAATCTATCTTTTCTTTTATCAAATGAATCTCTATTTGCTTTTACTTTACCATTATACTTATGATAATCATAAGACTCAGTTGTAAAATGTCTTTTTAGTGCTAGATAATCTATATAGACTTCGTATGGCGTCATACTGGAAGAGTGGCGGTCTTTTTAAGAATGTTCAAAGCCTCTGCTTCTACTTGAACTTTTGAACACAGATTAATATTATTCTTTACCATTACTGCCGCATATTCTACTTCTACTTTATTTTTTTCACACCACAACAAAATAGCATCAATGTAGTCCATCTTTCTTTCGGCAATAATATTCTCAATTTCTGTATTAAACTTAAGGATTTTTTCTAGAATCATTAATAGAGTCCTCCTCAGTTGGAAACCAACATACCTTGGCTTTATCAATAAAGTACTTGGAACCAAAAAATAATAATAAAAATTGTATAAAACCAATAAAACTGAATAGTGGTTGTATGAGTAATGATACTAATGGAAATATAAAATATAGACTAACTGTAAACCAAAGAGCACCTAGAGTAATATCTCTTTGTGGCTTTATTTTCATGCCCATAAACATTCATAATATTTTGCAAATAACAATCTACCGTTTAACATTCTTTCTTTATGTTTTTTCATACCTTCACTATCAACTTTAAATGTATGATTTGGTCCATTTACCAATTTAGATAAACCATCTTCCATTTCTTCAACTAGAATATCTGATTCTCCTGACTCGAATTGAGCTTCCCAATTAATAGAATGTTGCTCAAATGCCCAGGCCATCTCATCAAGAATCCAGTCCCAACGTTTAAAATGATTATCATCTAAGTTACCACATTTCCGTTCTTCTTCAGTCAGTGGCGGCGCGGATGTAGAGCGTAGTTCCTCTGGTACATCTTCATCATCAACATATGGTCCACCATTTTTATCTTCTTTGAGTTTTTTTAGAATAGGTGTAATAATAAAAGCTAATGTATTATCTGCACCCCAGGTATCATATGAGTGAAGTTTTACTGATATCTTACGCTTCTGCCTATCATTATACCATTCACATAGTCGAATCAGCCATTTTATTTTAAATAGTTTTTCACATAGTTTATAGATATCATCTGAATCTTTATGAGATTCAAGAGGATTTTTTTTATTAATTTTATGTGGGTCTTTCCAGAATAAGATATTTTCTGCGATCTGGAAAGGACCGATATAGTCGACGTAAGGACCGATATTGACTTTCATTATACACCTTTATAGAATAATATCATTATATACCATGTACTACAAAAGTCAAGGTATAGTTATTGAACTCGAAATACAGAATATTTTACTTTGAAATTACCTGTCGGCTTATAGACTGAAGCATATTGTACCTTTCCACTCTTAATATCAACTACATCAAACACTTGAGCTTTCTCCATGGTACCCCACGGCGCTTTAAGCACAGTAGGTTTACCTAGTGGTGCATCTAGTGGAGTCTTTTCTGCTTGTTCAATCATGATACCCTCATTAAGATAACGTTTTCACTTACACGATTTTGCAGTAATGAGAATTCTTTAAGTTCTGATATTACTTTATTTAACACTCGTTTACCGCCTGTTAGAATAGTCTCAATAGTATCCTTAACCTTTTTAGAACTGATCTTGTAAGTCTTGGTTTTTGATTCATCATATTTTGTGATAGTCATACGGTCTACATCTAACCCGCCCCTATCAATAGCATAGAATACAGTTAATGTATTATACTTCACATTGAAGGTCCAAAACTCTTGACACCCCAGGATCTTTTCAGGGTTAACGGATACTAACTTATGATCCTTACTTTCTTTTAGATACTTGAAGTGCTTTAACTTCTTTTCGGAAGTCATGGGCTTTGGTGCCCTCTGCTGCTTCTGCTTCTTGACATTACCAGCATACCGATCACAATCTTCTAAGATGGACTTATAGAATGAAGACCGTTCCTTGATCTGTTCCTTCGTAAGGTGGTTAAACCCTTCTTTAAGTTGAGAATCACAATCTTTATTTAGGAGTTCTTGAGCTTCGCTTGCGATAGGTTTGAAATATTCTGCTACTCTTGAAGAAAGAGTTGGTGGAATCTCATGCTTTTGAAGCATATCATACATAGATAGAGTATAACCTACACGGTCAATTTCTTCCTCAAAGATACCAATGAAGTTTGAAACCTTCTCTTTAATCCTATCCTGAATATTAATTACTTTTTTAGGTTCAGGCTTTTCTTCTTGTCCAGTAGAATGTTTTAGCATTTCTGCTAGCTTCATATTCATATGATTATATGAACGTTTAGTAAGCAGCACACCGCGTGAAAGCATACGGGCAATCCAGCCAGCATGCTCGATGAACTTGTTATCAGGTACTGATTTAAGTTTTTTAAGGTCAATAAGTCGATTTGTATTTTTTAAATAAGTTTCTAGATACTCACGTGCTTCTGATCTAGAACACATGTAATTATACCAGTTCAGAGCAGAACTGTATTGTTGATCGACCAATTGTTTATCAGAAGGAAAGACTGGTTCAGAACCCATATACTTGATATTAAACAGATACTGTTCTGTCCGAGTTGTCTTAATCTTAATAGGTTTCTTTACCTTCAGAGACTTTGGTGTTGCAGCTGCACGTGACATTATATTTCCTAATATATAAAAACTGTTGTCGGAGTTTATAATTATATCACTTATAACACAGCCTTGTAGGGTCGGTATGCTTAAATCTTTCTTCATAAGAAAGATCTTCAATAGGTGTATTGATCCCAGGAAGTTGACTTACAGGGACTTCATTCTTAGTAAGATACCGGAACCCTTTATAGTTACCGGTGTCCATAAGAATTTTATCTACAAATACAATCAAACAATCTCTGGAATTCTGTTCATAGTAACTATCTGCTAGAATGTTGTTTGCCATTTCTTTCAACTTGTCAACCGCCACAGTTTTTCTGCTCATGTCAGATACCCCCGATTAGAATCATTGTGAACGCACTAACACATGCAACCAGAATATGAAGTAAGAACCAGCGAGCATTAGTAGCACCTTGTCGAGTCATCCCCATACCATCCTTATTCGGTCATAA